GGCAGGCGATCACCCGCAGGCCTCGGCCACGATCACCGCGGCCAACTCGTCATCGTCACTGGTTCCGGAACAGTCGGCCCCGGTTCGGCCGCGACCACCTGTGGGTTGTGTCGCGCGAACGACGCCATCAACGGCGACAACGTGACGATCTTCGCTGGCGGGCGTTCAGCGGATCGCGCGACCGGGCACGGTCACCGCCGGGCAGCTCGTCGAGGCCGCCACCGCAGGCACGGTCCGCAACGCACACCAACGGCACCAACGACTTCAACGTCGTCGGCCTCGCGCTCACCACGGCGACGGTCGGCTCCTCGTCGAAGTCCAAATGGACCGTCGGCCTAGGCCGAACCCCGAGACGGAAGAGTGAACTGACATGCCTGTTACCTATCCTCCGGCTGCCCCCACCCTGTCGGGTGACATCGAAACCATCAGCCGATTCCTGAATTCCCCGACGCTGATCGCTCGGCGTCTACGCACCCTCGCGAGCAGCGCTATAATCGCCGACGCGCTCCTGACTGGACGGTTCCAGTGTCCGGCGGCGCGGTGCTGTACGAAACCGGTGAATCCATCTTCACGGCCAGACAACCCGCGCGCAGTCCGCGCCCGGCGCGGAGTACCCGCTGACCACTGTCCGACCGGGCAGGCTTCGCTCGCGAAGACCGTCAAATGGGGCCAGACACGAAGGTCACGACGAGATCGATCGCCCGGCAGAACTTCCAGCCGGTCAACAAGTCGATGATCAAGCTCGTCAACCAGAACGTGAAGTACGTCGACTCCGTCGCCCTGTCGGCGATCGCATCCGCGATCCCCCACCCAGGCGTCATCCAGCACTTTCACCTGGTCCAACGCGGGACGACGGCGCAGAACATCCTCACAGACGTCGCCACGGCGAAGGCGTCGATCCTGGCGCTGAACCAGGGCTATGACCCAGACACGGTCGTGCTTGACGACCTGACATGGGCCTATGCCTACGCCAAGTTCACGCCGGGGCTTCCTGCCCCGCGAGACCGACGCGCAGAACCCTCTGGTCACCGGCATGTTCCCGGTCATCGATGCAATGCGTTGGCTGTCCAGCCCCACCTGCCACCACAGGCAACGTGCTGGTAGTCGACTCGACGATGCTCGGCGGTATGGCCGACGAGGATCTGGGCGGCCCCGGCTACACAACGCCGGCGGTATCGGCGTGCAGGCCAAGACGATCCGCGACGATGACAACGACCAGTGGGAAGCTGCGGATGCGCCGCGTCACCGTCCCCCATCGTCGTCGAACCGGCCGCGGGTCGAAGATCACGGGGACGTAGGCATGGCCGTGATTATGAGGCCGTTTACGCCGGTGACCATATGGCGACCGCAGGTATTCGGGTCGGACGCCGCTCATCGTTTCGACGGACACGTCGGCGGCGGTGGCACCGGCAACGTCATCGCGGTAAACCCAATCCATCGCGATCGCTCAGTTGATCGTCGCTGCCTGAACGGAGAATGAGAATGGGATACATCGCGATCAAGCGCTGTCATCACGAAGCGGAGACGGCTCCGACCTGTACCTCTACGACGGAGCACCAGTCCCGGGGCACGTCAAGGGCGAAGAGTTGCAGCGGCTCCTCGACGCGAGTTCATCGCCGAAGACGACGCGGCTGAGGCTCCCGCCGATGTGCCGCCGGCAATGGAAGAGAAGCCGGCCGGGAACGCGTCGCTCGAGGCGTGGCAGAGCTACGCCAAGTCGCAGGGCACCTCCGAGGAAGACCTCGACGGGCTGTCCCGCGACGACATCCGGTCACTGTTCAGCTGACCCCGGGTTAGGAGGCCGTCATGGCGGATCATTCGCGACACCTGATGATGTCGCGGCGCGGTGGCGGCCCCTCACCCCAGCCGAGTGATCGTCGCGGAAGCGCTCTGCGGGGACGCGTTCGTCGCTGTTACGGGCACGGTTCCCCGGTATCGACGCGAGCATCGCCGGCGGCTCGCTCGACGCGAACGTCGCCCTGATGGTGTGTGCGGGCATGGTGAAACGTGCCCTCATCGCACCGGACGACGGTGTCTCGCAGGAGTCGGAGACGGCGGGGCCGTTCTCGCGGTCGCAGTCGTTCTCGAACCCTATGCGGAACGTGTTCCTCACAGCCGCGGACGAGACGTTGATCCTCGGGTACCGGCCGAAAAGCGATGAGGTCGGCTACGCCAATACGACGACGCGGTTGAGAACAGCGGGCCCGCGTACGTCTACGGATGGTTCTAGGCCGTGGACTTCCCGTTCGGGGAGATGATCACCCTCGTCCGTAGGACTGTCACCGGTCAGGATGGTGATGGAAACGACGTCTACGGCGAGACGTTGACTGACGTGTCGGGTGCGTTCGACCCGGCGGTCGGGTTCGAACGCACTCAGGGCATGGATCAAGTCGAGTCGCAGCCGCAGGTGCTGCTTGCCGGCGGGGACGGTCGTCGCTCGGTTGATGCGGTGATCGTCCGGGGTTTGCGACACCGGCAGCCCACCCCGTGAAAGGCGAATTCACACGTTCCGTGCCGTCGACTCGAATTCGCAAACCCCGGACGATCACCGCATCAAACCGACGCGACGACCGTCCCCGCCGGCAGCAGCACCTGCGGCTGCGACTCGACTTGATCCATGCCCTGAGTGCGTTCGAAACCCGACCGCCGGGTCGAACGCACCCGACACGTCAGTCAACGTCTCGCCGTAGACGTCGTTTCCATCACCATCCTGACCGGTGACAGTCCTACGGACGAGGGTGATCATCTCCCCGAACGGGAAGTCCACGGCCTAGAACCATCCGTAGACGTACGCGGGCCGCTGTTCTCAACCCGCGTCGTCGTATTGGCGTAGCCGACCGTCATCGCTTTCGGCCGGTACCCGAGATCAACGTCTCGTCCGCGGCTGTGAGGAACACGTTCCGCATAGGGTTCGAGAACGACTGCGACCGCGAGAACGGCCCCGCCGTCTCCGACTCCTGCGAGACACCGTCGTCCGGTGCGATGAGGGCACGTTTCACCATGCCCGCACACACCATCAGGGCGACGTTCGCGTCGAGCGAGCCGCCGGCGATGCTCGCGTCGATACCGGGGAACCGTGCCCGTAACAGCGACGACGCGTCCCCGCAGAGCGCTTCCGCGACGATCACCTCGGCTGGGGTGAGGGGCCGCCACCGCGCCGCGACATCATCAGGTGTCGCGAATGGATTCCGCCATGACGGCCTCCTAACCCGGGGTCAGCTGAAACAGTGACCGATGTCGTCGCGGGACAGCCCGTCGAGGTCTTCCTCGGAGGTGCCCTGCGACTTGGCGTAGCTCTGCCACGCCTCGAGCGACGCGTTCCCGGCCGGCTTCTCTTCCATTGCCGGCGGCACATCGGCGGGAGCCTCAGCCGCGTCGTCTTCGGCGATGAACTCGCCGTCGAGGAGCCGCTGCAACTCTTCGCCCTTGACGTGCCCGGGACTGGTGCTCCGTCGTAGAGGTACAGGTCGGAGCCGTCCTCCCGCTTCGTGATGACCAGCGGCTTGATCGCGATGTATCCCATTCTCATTCTCCGTTCAGGGCAGCGACGATCAACTGAGCGATCGCGATGGATTGGGTTACCGCGATGACGTTGCCGGCTGCCACCGCGCCGACGGTGTCCGTCGAAACGATGAGCGCGTGCCGACCCGAATACCTGTCGGTCGCACATAATGGTCACCGGCGTAAACGGCCTCATAGATCACGGCCATGCCTACGTCCCCGTGATCTTCCGACCCGCGCCGGTTCGACGACGATGGGGACGGTGACGCGGCGCATCCGCAGCTTCCACTGGTCGTTGTCATCGTCGCGGATCGTCTTGGCCTGCACGCCGATACCGCCGGCGTTGGTGTAGCCGGGGCCGCCCAGATCCTCGTCGGCCATACCGCCGAGCATCGTCGAGTCGACTACCAGCACGTTGGCCTGTGGTGGGCAGGTTGGGCTGGACAGCCAACGCATGCCATCGATGACCGGGAACATGCCGGTGACCAGAGGGTTCTGCGCGTCGGTCTCGCGGGGCAGGAAGCCCCCGGCGGTGACTTGGCGTAGGCATAGGCCCATGTCAGGTCGTCAAGCACGACCGTGTCTGGGTCATAGCCCTGGTTCAGCGCCAGGATCGGACGCCTTCGCCGTGGCGACGTCTGTGAGGATGTTCTGCGCCGTCGTCCCGGTTGGAACCAGGTGAAAGTGCTGGATGACGCCTGGGTGGCGGTGATCGCGGATGCGATCGCCGACAGGGCGACGGAGTCGACGTACTTCACGTTCTGGTTGACGAGCTTGATCATCGACTTGTTGACCGGCGGAAGTTCTGCGGGCGATCGACTCGTCGGTGACCTTTTCGTGTCCTGGCCCATTTGACGGTCTTCGCGAGCGAAGCCTGCCGGTCGGGACAGTGGTCAGCGGGTACTCCGCGCCGGGCGCGACTGCGCGCGGGTTGTCTGCGGTGAAGATGGATTCACCGGTTTCGTACAGCACCGCGCCGCCGGACACCTGGAACCGTCCAGTCAGGAGCGCGTCGGCGATATAGCGCTGCTCGGCGAGGGTGCGGAGACGCCGAGCGATCAGCGTCGGGGAATTCAGGAATCGGCTGATGGTTTCGATGTCACCCGACAGGGTGGGGGCAGCCGGAGGATAGGTAACAGGCATGTCAGTTCACTCTTCCGTCTCGGGGTTCCGGCCTAGGCCCGGTCCATTTGGACTTCGACGAGGAGGCCGACCGTCGCCGTGGTGAGCGCGAGGCGACGACGTTGAAGTCGTTGGTGCCGTTGGTGTGCGTTGTGCGACCGTGCTGCGGTGGCGGCCTCGACGAGCTGCCCGGCGGTGACCGTGCGGTCGCGGCGATCCGCTGAACGCCGCCAGCGAAGATCGTCACGTTGTCCCGTTGAATGGCGTCGTTCGCGGCGACACCAACCCACAGGTGGGTCGCGGCCGAACCGGGGCCGACTGTTCGGAACCAGTGACGATGACGAGTTGGCCAGCGGTGATCGTGGCCGAGGCCTGCCGGTGATCGCCTGCCAC